AAAGGCCGGAGCGGCGCCGGCGTTGGTCATGATGATCGCGCCCACCTGCTGTGTGAGCGTGATATTCACGAGACTGGCCACATTCACCGAGAACGATCCGTTCAAAAGAAGTGGCGCAGAAGGCAACACATATTGAGAATTAACCGCATCCCAAGATAGGGCTCGGCTGCCATCCGCGGTTAGGGCGACAACACCCCCGTTGGAGAACAGGTGGCCGGTTGCCTGAATGTCGCTGGCTGAACTGATGCCGCCCGTTGATACCACACTGCCCGAGCTCGTTATCGTCACGCGCCCGGTCTCGGCGGTGTTATCGGCATTGACATTGCGAAGGACAAAGCCGCCGCTTCCTTCGCCACGGTTATTTGTCAGAAACGAAGATCCGCTACTGCCGTCGTCATTCCACGTAGCCCAAAGACCCTGCGATTCAGGAGTCGTCGTTCCATTGACATGCGCCCAGCCGGCTTGCACGAACTGCATGTCGAGGTAATAGCGCGAGCCGTCATCACCAACGATGATGAACGGGATGGATTCCGGAGAAGTGTTGTCCGATGGCACGTAGCGATACATGCCAAAGCTTGCGACCCAGACAAGATTCGTCGATGGGCCCGAGCGCGCGCGCAGCGTAGGCAAATCGGCAGCGCTCTGAATGCTGCTTTTGGAGATAACCGTCAGGATCGGATCGGTTTCGCTCAGCGCGGCATAGACCGTGCGGCCCTGTGCATCCTTGACGACGATCGAGTACGGCGCATTGCAGAACAGATGCACCTGCGCGCCGCCGGATACCGCATGTCCATGCGTGGTGCGGATCGGCTGCTGAAGGACGGTCGTGCTCGCTACGTCCGAAAAGACGGTCTGCGGATAGGCCTGCGGATCGAGGCCGGGCTGTCCGATGAAGATCGATCCGGATTCGAGCGGCAGGCCGTACAGATCGGTGAAGAAGGGAAGCGCACGCGCCTCGCTGGTCGTTGCCATGGTGCTCTCCCAAAGTAAGCGGAGCGCCCCGCAGGGCGCTCCTGATTCGGCTTGCTTACGTCTGGTTGAAGAGCATGATGCCGGCCATCTCGGTGTTGGTCACCGACACGCCATACATCGCATCCACGCGATACAGAGACTTGTACGTCTCGATGTGAGCCTGCTTGGTCATCACGATCTCGATGCCCTGGTCGGTCGTGCCGCGCATCACTGCGAGGCCCTGATCCGACGGCACCGCGAGGCGACCCGGCAGGATTTCGACGGCTTCCTTCTTCCAGAAGCAGTTCACGCCCGCGGCCACCGTGTTGAGCCACGTGATCGCCGCGCCGGCCGCCGGAGTTGCCGTGCAGTTCTTGTACGACAGCTCGGCATCGGTGCCGCCCTGGCCGGAGATGATCGCCGGAGTGATCGTGACCGTGCCGGTGCCGCCCGCGCCCGATACGATGCCGACGATGCGGAAGGTCTTCGGCTGGCCCGTGTCGATCTTCGTGATCGGATGGACGTTGTTCACGCCCGCGATCGTGAAAGCGTCGCCGACCTTGACGGTGCCAGACGTGACCGTGATCGCCAGAGCCTGCAGGCGGTTATCGACGTTCGACTGCAGCGGGCCGGACGGCGAGGTCGCCAGAGCGCGCGGCGTGGTGAACTGGTTCGCACCGTTGACCGTCACCGTCACGCCGGCTGCGGCCGTCAGTCGGGCGATATAGTCAGCCTTCAGCACGCGCTCGAAGCCCGCGACCTGGCGGCCGACCGTGGCCATCTCGTAGGCATTCGCAGCCTTCTGGCCTTCGACGATGTACGCGCGCGACGCCAGATTGCCGGCCATCGCGTTGTAATCGCGAGACCCGAACACCGAGTAGCGGCTGTCGTAGTCGATACCCGATTCGTTCATCAGTGCATCAGCCTGCGCCAGATCGTCGAAGCCGGTAGCCGCGACGGTGCGCTTGACCACCAGCGAACCCAGAGTCGATACCGCGTTCACCACGTCGACGTTGATGTCCGATGCGATCTTCTGCTTGGCGGCCATGCCGAGGCGGTTTTCCTGCAGCGCATCGCGCAGTTCGGTCGCGTCCATCACCCACGGCGAGCTGCGGATCGTGTCGATCGCAGCCGGGATGGTCAGCTGGGTTTTCGCGTTGAAGTTGGCGGTTTGGTCGAGGCCGGTGAACGAGCGGGCGATATACGGCATCGGGCGGCGGATGATATCGCCGGCACGCGCCATCATGGTCTGATCGTTCTGGAAAACGGTGACGGCCTTCGACATGACCATTTGGTCATCGTAACCTTCGAGGATCCGTTCGAAAGCGATACGCTCTTCTTTCGAGAACGCATTCGTCGTGGGCAAAAAGGGAGCGGCGGGAGGCGTAGCCATAGTGTCGAGTCCTAAGCAAGAGACGAAAAATGAATGGCCATGAGGCCACCGATTTCGCATCCACCAGGACTGACGCCATCGCGCCGATGTGATGAGATACGTGAAGCTAGCGGTCGGAGCGCATGAGGAATGTGCTCTTATGCACTCCGACCAGCAATTGCGAGAAGACTACTACTTACGGTTATATTAATCAAGTGGTCCTAACCGATAGAAGCCTACTTAATGCCGTGCTGTTTCTTGTAAGCCACGACCTTGCTGAAATCACCGTTGCGCGCCGCTTCTTCGCGGAGCTTTTCCAGCGCGTTCGAAGTTGCGCTGTGACCGGTCGCGCTGCGCTCGGACGACACGCGAGCTTCGGGTGCGGGCCGAGGTGTGCGTTTGGATGACAAGGCAATCTCCAGTTTGACCACAGAAGCGGTGAACTTGACGGGATCTTCGATCTTGGAGAGATCGATCAGACGCGTAGGTGACTTCGACAGCGCATAGACCAGAGCCGCCGGGTCATCGGCACCGCGCATCATCAAGCCCCGTTGAGTCTCATTGAGCATCGATCCGACTTCGGCTTCGGCTTCCTTGAAGTCGTCGACGCCGAGTGCTTTGGATCGGGCCGCATACGATTCCTTGAACGCGGCGAGTTCTTCCTGCTGCTTGCGCTGCGCGTCGAGCTTCTGGCGATCGGCGGCGTCCAGCGCGGCCTTTTGTTCCATCCAGAGGTCATACGCTTCGCTGAATTTCGTCTCGTCGTAGTCGTACTGGTCCAGCGTCGGCTTTGCGCCGAGTGTCGGCTCCGGCTTCGGCAGCTTGGCGCGCATTTCCTCGAGTTCACGCTCGAGACGTCGCTTGTCCTTCAGCGCGGCGTTGCTGATTTCGCGGAGCTTGCGGAACGTGCGGCTTTCCGCGGGCTGGGCAGCTGGGTCTTCGGCTTCCAATGCTTCGGGCGCAGCTTCGCCGGGCTCCTGATTCCCCTCACCTTCGGCGCCGGTTTCGAGGTCTTCGTGCTCGTCGTCGAACAGAGCCGGGGCCAGTGCTCCGGTAGGCTGATCGGTCTCGCCAACAGGCGCTTGCAGTTCGTCTAGTTGTTCCATTCGCTCACCCCTTCAGGTGGAAATTTGTAACGTGCTGAGTATACGGGGAAATATGCCTCTGGCAGTGCGAAATACGTCTAATATGCGCACATGCAACGCGTTTAAAGAAGGAAAACCATGTGGGTAATTCTGATTGTCTGGCTATGCATCAGGGCTGCGTTTCTATTGCCGCCTTCCGTCACGTTTTGGCTATTCCTCGGGCTGGCCGGTTTGCGCCTGCTGTACCTGACGCGCAACTCCGCGATCGATGCTGCTGCCGAGGTCTGCGCGATGCCGGGGCAACTGGTGGCCGACGTGCGCCGCAATGGCTTGGATGTGCTGAAAACCGTTCTCGGCTGGCTCACCGCAATCGCTGCGCTGCTCGCGATCATCGTCGTTTTTCATATCCCTTTCTGATATGCGCCACTTCAAAATCCTGAAAGAGAACCTCGACGTTTCCGCGCTCGCGCTCGCCGTCGCAATGGATCCGTCGCGCTGGCAGGCTGACGACTTCCTGCGCAAGTACCCTCAAGGCCCGTTCGGCGACACCGACTCGATCATGCTGCGCTTTCCGAAGATCGCCACCGGTCTGAGCGAGAAGCAGATCGAGCGCTACAAGGCTAACAAGCTGGCCGGCCATGATCAGCACGAGTCCATCTGCTGGCCGGCATGGGATCAGCTACCGCAGGCGCACGACTTCGTATTCGACCTCGCGCGCTTCACCCGTGCGACGCGCATCGGCCGCGTGATGATCAACCGGATTCGGCCCGGCGGCCGCATCTTCCGGCACGCGGACACGCCGGAGCATGTGCGCTACTGGCGGCGTTTCCACCTGGTCATTCAGGGGCAACCGGGCGCCGTGATCTACTGCGGCGAGGAAAGCGACGGCAGCAAGGATGAGGCGATGCAGATGCTGACCGGCCGGCTGTTCTGGTTTCGCAACGAGTTGGAGCATGAGGTGCGCAACGAGTCGAGTGTTGACCGAATTTCGATGGTGATAGACTTGCGTATCGATAAGGTCTGGGAATCGGGCAATTGAGTCCGAGGCGATCGGACATGACAGCCCGGAAAGACGGGCACTTTCATGCATAGGTTCCGAGCAGTCGCGCTGTAGCGAACGGTTCGCAACCGTAGGGCGCCAGAGCCAATAGACCGATCTGGACGTCAGGAAAAATCCTGAGATCCTATGCATGAGAGTGAAAGCGCAGGCTGATGCGCACTAGAGTGGGAAGATGCAAGGGGGCCGGTTCGAAACGGTGATAACCATTTGTGAAGACCTTGCATAAGCCGGAGATCAGCGCCGGCCGCTCTCACCTACTTGCATTGTTCCAGTGTGTGACCGTCGGGATCACACGCACCTGCGCCGCGGCGGCTGCTACGGCGCGCTTCCTCTCTGAAACGTTCTTGAAATGCGTCATCGCCACCGCGGTGTAGCGGAAGCTGTCTGCTGCATGCGAATGCTCGTCGTGCTTCGGGTGGCCTGCCTTGTTGCGTGAATAGCGGCGCAGGTGCTCGATCAACTCGTCGACGTCGGGCGAGTCAGAAAAGAACGCGTTCTTCAGCGCCGTGCGCGCCATCTTGATGCCGGGCTCGACGCCAATGTCAGGCACCGTCTCGACCTGCCAGCCGAGTTTCTGGACAGTCTGCTTCGTCGTCAGGCCGGTTTGCACCGAGCGCGCGTTGCCGTCATGCGGAAGCCAGATGACCGCGCCTTTCCAGCCGTTATCCTTCAGCCATTCGCAGTAATGCTCGATGGCATGATTGTTGTCCTCATGGAAGCCGACCACGCGCAACCCGCTGATATCCGCCTGCGAGATCGTGATCGACATCATGTCATCAATGCCAAGGTCGAACACCGCGTGCGTGCCGAGCACTGGGTCCGGTAGCAACGGCCGGATGCGGTTCTCCGTGGCAATGACATGCATCTCGCGACGGTAGATCGCGCCGGCCACAGCAGAGCGCGGCACGCCCTCCCATATGTGGTCGTAATCGTCCGGGTCGTCGGCCTGAGAGCGCAGCCGTTCCGCTTCCATCGCGGCATTCCAGAACGGGTTGCGGTCCCAGTTGACCTCGATGATGCGCGCGTTGGCTGGCCGCTTCTGGATGAACGTCGTGTACACCGGATCGGTGTCGAGTTCCGGGTTCATCGTGAACCAGATTTCGGACGTGTCTTTCCGGATGGTTGGCAGGAACAGATCGAGTGACTGCTTGGTGATCGCCTGCCCTTCCTCGCCCCATGCGATATCGATGTCGAACAGGGATTTGATCGAGTCAGCGGTCTCGTCGCTCAGACCGCGGAAGATGAACTTCGAGCCATTGGCGCCGGTTATTTCACGCTTCGTGATGGTGAAGAAATCGCTGAGCCCGCAATCCTTGATGCGCTGCTCGATGATCGCCTTGACCGACTCGTCGATAGACTCCTGAATTTCCCGGAAGCAGAGGATACGCAGCGGCGCCGACGCGGCGCGAATCACTAGCGCGGTCGCCGCAGTCATCGACTTGCCGGAGCCGCGGCCACCGTGAAGAATGGTGTATCGCGGCCCCTGCGTCAGCAGACACT